ATTCGTTATGAATGTGGTCAAGTAGTGGCAGAATTAGAGCCAGACTCAGAAGGCGTGCTTAAAATAAAAAAGATTTTAGAGCGTAAATAATGGCTAAAACACCTACAAATATTTACTTTACACCTGTCAAAAAAAGAACTAGCATAGGGCGTTCTTCACGCACAAGGCCGAAGAACAAAAACAAAAGACGTCAATACGTCAAATACAGAGGTCAAGGCTAATGGGTAAATTGTGTCCTGAAGGAAAAGCAGCAGCAAAAAGAAAGTTTGACGTTTATCCTTCCGCTTACGCGAATATTTACGCATCAAAATATTGTAAAGGAAAAATTAAGAGAAAAGCAAATGGCGGAGCAATTAAATCTAATAAACTTTCTCAAAAAAGAAAAAAGATTTCTCACCTTAATGGAGGTGGTATTGCGAGGGGATGCGGAGCAGTTGCAGAAAACAAAAGAAAAGTCACTAAATACACATAATGTCAAAGAAAGGACTCAAAGAATGGTTAGACGAGAAATGGGTAGATATTGGAGCCCCGAAGAAAGACGGAAAATATCAACCTTGTGGAAGAAAAAGCAGCAAGGGGAGCAAGAGAAAATACCCGAAATGCGTTCCACTTGCGAAAGCCACACGGATGACAAAGTCGCAAAAGGAGAGTGCTGTTGCCAGAAAAAGAAGTAAACCACAAGGAGTTGGGGGTAAACCTACAAACGTAAAAACGTTTGCAGCAACAGGAGGTTTTATATCAAAAGAAAGAAGAGCGGGAGCAGCCTTAAGAGGCTTTGATTTTAAAGGTGTATTCTAAAAAAGAAATAACAGACGACGTTCGTAAATGGTCAGAACATTTTCTAGAAGTTTCTAATAAACATTTAGGTGGTTTTCCAGCTTGTCCTTTTGCTAAAAAAACATGGCAGGATAATAAAGTTGTTGTTGAGATAAAAAGAAAATATAAACAATATAAAGCAGAATTAAATACACATATAAAAAAATTAGATTTTAAAGTTCATGAGATATTAATATTTTGTGATCCGTATTTTAATTACTCGCTTGATGAGTTTCAAAATATCATTGATGACTACAATGAGTGGTATAACAAAAAAGATATATTTTTTATGGGATTTCATCCAAAAAACCCAGCTAATGAAGAGGAACAGGAGTTTTTAGTAACACCTAGTGGAGAAATGCCTCAAGTAGAAAGTGACTTAGCGTATTCTATGATGTTGGTACAAAAGTTCTCGCAATTACAGGAAGCTTCTGATAAACTACATAAATCTGGCTACTATAAGTTGTGGCCCAGAGGATACTATCAAGACGTTGTGGTATCAAGACAAAAAACCTATAGACGAATATTCGGAGGTCAACATGATGGGTAAGAAAAAAAGAGTCGGTATGATGAAAAAAGGCGGTAAGCCAGTTGTTAAAAAACGTGGTGGTGGAGCCATGGGTCCAGAAATGAAAATGGGTGGCGGCATGATGGGTGCTAAGAAGAAAAAAGTCACCAAAAAAAGAGGTGGCGGCATGATGGGTGCTAAGAAGAAAAAGGCAAAATAATAAATGCCAACTTACGCTTCAACAGCAACATTTGACCTCTCTATTGATGAAATAGCAGAAGAAGCATTTGAACGTTGCGGTTTACAAGTACGTAGTGGATACGACTTAAAAACCGCACGACGTTCTCTTAATCTTTTATTAGCTGAATGGGCTAACAGGGGATTAAACCTTTGGACTATACAATTACAAGAAAAAACTATTGCGGCAGACACCACAAATTTATCTGGTTCAGATTTATTTGGCTCAGGTGCTAATGCTGCTCAAGAAATAATTGATATTACAGATGTTGTTATATCAGATAGTAGTAGTAATGATTATTCTGCAACATCAATTAGTAGATCAACATATTTTAATTATACTGTTAAAACGACCAGCGGAAGACCAAGTCAATACTATTTTGAACGTACGATAAACCCAAGATTATATCTATATCCTGCAGCCGATACAACGTACACTCTAAAATATTATGCTCTTCTTCGGATGAAGGATTCGGGCGCTTACACCAATAATGCTGAGATTCCTTTTCGTTTTCTTCCATGTATGACCGCTGGATTAGCTTATTACATAGCAATGAAAAAAGCGCCAGATAGAATTCAACTTTTAAAACAAATTTATGAAGACGAGTTTCAAAGAGCCGCAGATCAAGACGGGGAAAGAACAAGTTTATTTTTATCACCTAAAACATATCTACCAGGAGCTTAAATGGGTAAATACGCATCTGGTAAATTTGCTAAACGCATATCAGATAGATCTGGTATGGCTTTTCCTTATAATGAAATGGTACAAGAATGGAATGGCTCATGGGTTCATATCAGTGAATTTGAACCTAAACAACCTCAACTAGAACCTTTACCAAGAGTCAATGATCCTCAATCTTTACAACACGCAAGAGCACAGAGAGCTGATTCAAGAGTTTTTGTTGGTCAAGATGGAGTAACAGTAAATGATTTTCAAACACTTAATATGTCAGTGACTAATATTTATGCCAACGGCGTATCTTATGCCTCCACACAAAAGAGCATGATGCCTTTAAGTCTCCAACAACCAAATAAACCTACATTATTGCATAGCTCGGCAGGAAATGTTACAGTGAGTACGTCATGACCGATTATTCCGATTTAACTGATAATGTAAGAAATTACACTGAAACAAGCACTAATGTGCTCTCTAACGCTGTTATTCAACCTTTTATTGAATCTGTTGAGGATAAAATAAGAAGACAAGTAGATTTAAATTATTATAGAAAATATGATACAGCAACGTTAACGGTTAATAATGCTTTTTTACCACTTCCTGCTGATTGGGAAGCAACGAGATATATTCAATTAATAGACAGTAATGATGACAGAACTTTCTTGATACAAAAAGATATTTCGTTTATGAATGAATACGCACCAGATAGAACATCTGCGGGTGCTGGAACGCCTAAATATTATGCTGACTGGGACCAAGATACTCACTATCTAGCGCCAACTCCGAACGCTGCATTAACTGTAGAGCTCGCATACACGTACAAGCCCCCTGGTTTAACAAGTACAAATACATCAACTTGGTTAAGTCAAAACGCTCCAAACGTGCTATTGTATGGTTGTATTTTAGAGGCACTTGGATACTTGAAAGGTCCAGCGGATATGATACAATACTACGATAAAATGTATAATCAGTCTGTACAAGCATTAGCCACATATGAGATGGGGCGTGACCGTAGAGACGAATTTCGGGACGGCGTTATTCGTATCCCTCTCGAATCAAGGAACCCATAGGAGATTATTATGGCAATTACTCAAGCTGTATGCAACAGTTTCAAAGTGGAAATCCTTAAAGGCCTGCACAATTTTACGGCTACGACGGGGAACACTTTTAAACTAGCGCTATACGACAACGAAGCAACATTAAGTAAATCAACAACTGCATTTCAACAAACTGACGAAGTGGGTGCATCAGGCACTTACGCAGAAGGTGGAGGGGCGTTAACATCTGTTACTCCTACTTTATCTACAGACACCGCTGTTTGTGACTTTAGTGACATATCTTTTACAAGTGCAACTATTTCAGCACAAGCTGCTGTTATTTACAATAGTTCAACTGTATCTGGTTTAACTACAAACGCATCTGTTTGTGTGCTTGATTTTGGTGCGGTTAAATCTTCAACTTCAGGAACATTTACGATTACGTTTCCTGCTGCTGAAGCAACTGCTGCAATTTTAAGAATAGCATAGGAGATAATTTATGGCCTCTATCCAAGGATGGGGCCGACAAACTTGGAGCAGTGGTGCCTGGAACGAACAAGCACCTGTTTCTGTTACAGGTAATGGCCTCACGTCATCTCTCGGTACTGAGACAGTTGCGACTGATCAGAACATATCTGTAACTGGTATTGGCTTAACCTCTGCGTTAGGCACTTCTACTGCTACGGGCATTGCTCAAGTTAATCCAACTGGCGTTGCTCTTACTGTTTCTTTAGGCACTGAGACAGTTGCAACCGATCAAAATATTTCTGTCACTGGTATAGGAATGACTTTGTCACTAGGTGATGAGTCAAGCTCAGTTACAAAAACAACTGGTTGGAACCGTGACACAGACATTAATACTGGCAGTTCTATTGGTTGGGGTAATCAACAATGGGGTGCAGTAGGTCTTTCTCAAGCACTTACAGGTCAAGCTTTAACATCTGGCCTAGGAACTGTATCTAATACAACTGATCAAAATATTTCTGTCACTGGAGTTTCAACAACCTCATCAATAGGGACTTTCTCTATAACAGGTGATTCGCAAGTCACTGTTGTTGCAGCGAGTGAACCTAAACTTGATATTTCTGTAGGAACGGCACAAGCTGATCCAGAACACGTTGTATCCGTAAGTGGAAACGCAATGACATCTGCTGTCGGCACTGTTGGAACGTCAGTATTTGTTACTGGTATTGGAATGACAGCTTCTTTAGGAGAAGAAACACAAGAAACCAGCTACGAAGCACCTAGTGTTTCTATTACATCTAGCACTGGAACATTAAATATTCGCACAGATGTAAGCTTTACATTAACTGGCGTTTCTGCTACAAGTACAACTGGAACTTTACAAGGGACTTTCTGGTCTGTTGTCGATGATTCTAACTCGGATATAAGTTGGACAGAAGTCCATAAAGCCGCATAAAAGTTTTGACAAACTTTAAAATTATACTTAAAACTTTATTAGGAGATTAAATGAGTTCAACTTATTCAACAGGCTTACGAATAGAGCTACAAGCAACAGGGGCAAATTCAGGCACTTGGGGTACTATTACTAATAATAACTTCTCTCAAGTTTTTGAATTCGCAATTGCGGGTGTTTATTCCAAAGCAATCACAACAGGAACTTCAACTACGCTATCAAACGGCGATGGTCCTCAAACTCAAGCAAACAACGAAGCAAGACAAAATCAATTAATTTTTACAGGAACAGTTTCTACAACTCATACAGTTCAGTTTCCAGCAACTCAAAAAACTTATGGTATTTATAATAACATTTCTGGTGGCGCTGATATTTCTGCAAGATTAGGAGCCACAGGAAACACCGTCACAGTTACTAATGGTAAATATAGATTAGTAGCCACTGATGGCACTAACTGGTATGATATTTTCTCATTAGCTGGTTTAGGTGAAGCATGGGTTATTAAAACTGGTAACTATACAGCATCAGATGGTGACAATCTTTTTGTTGATACGTCTGGCGGTGCTGTCACCATAACTTTACCTTCTTCTCCTTCAATTGGTAATCAAGTAAAAATTATTGACGCTGAAGGAACTTTTGGTACAAACAATTGCACAGTAGGACGTAACTCTGAAAAAATTCAAGGAGCTACATCAGATTTAACAATTAGCACTAACGGTGCGGGCATTGCGCTTGTTTATGTAAACAGTGACAATGGATGGAGGTTGAAATATAACGACTAATGGCTAACTTACAGGATATAATAAACAGAAGTGAAGTGGGGGCTATTAAGCCTTGGACTAAAGCTACGGCTCCAGATGGATACTTGTTATGCAATGGAGGTGCTGTATCAAGATCAACTTATGCAGATTTATTTGCTGTAATTTCTACAACTTATGGATCTGGTGATGGATCAACAACTTTCAACGTTCCTCAATTACAAGGTAAATTACCACAAGGTTATGATGGCAATACATATAATTTAGCTGGCACTGGTGGAGCAAACACTGTCACCGTAGCTGTAACTAACAACCAAGGAGCAACTAGCACTACAACTCAATCTGTGACTATTACAGGTAATATTGATAATACTTCTTTAACAACAGCTCAATTAGCAAGTCACAATCACACTTTAAATGCTGCAAAACCTTATGATGGTACATCAGGTAATGCTGGTAGACCTAAATCTCCTGGAGGAAATCCTTCAAACCCAATGAATATTAATAACTCAGGTTCAGGAACTGGGCACAATCATTCTCATAACTTATCTGGAACATTAACAGGTAGTATTACAACGTCTTTAACAGGCACAGTAACAGCAGCAGGCACAAACTCATTTTCACCTTATGTGGTGGTTAACTATATTATAAAGCATTAGGAGATATTTATGGCAACACAAATTGTAATTGGAAATGGAAGTCATATTTTAATTGATGATTCTTTTCATATTGAATGGGCTGATAAAGGTAATGCAATGCCAGCTCTACCTAACACTGTGCACTATGTTTTATGGAATAATCTTCCAGGGCAAAATGAAATTCAAAGTAAAGATGCTTCAACAGGCATGATGACAGGTAACACAAATTTAAGTGCTACAAGTGATGCTGTTGGATCGACAACTATCGCAGCTTTACTTACATGGGCAGAAACTAGAAAAGGTCAAATTCAAACTGCGACAACAGCTTTTGAAACTGCTCAAGCAGATGATCAAACCAATGGTACAAATAACGCTGATGGTAAAACGTGGAGAGATTACGACTCTAATTATTCTTAATCTTCTTCTTTAATATTTTTGTAAGGTCCTTTTAAATCCACATAGTGAATAAATAATTGATGATGCCAATATTCTTTTGGCTGACTAAAAACAGGTCTCCAGTGAGGTATTTCACAACCTTTGTATATAACACCGTCTCCTGATTCTATTACAATGGGAGTGTCCCCCATACACAAAGGCCATTTATAATTTTCATCTTCATAAAAATATTTTAAAGTTATTGATGCACTAATTTCACAGGCAGGTCTGTCTACGTGTTTTTTTAATTCAGCACCACCCAAATAAATTCTATTATAAGAATATATAGGTTTTAATTTTAAATTAGTTTCTTTTTCCATAATAGGTAAAAGATAATGAATTATATGAGTATAAATTTCAGAATTTTTTGAATGACTTGCTGAGGATAAAGGAACATCTTCATCACCTAAAGTAAAATTTTTTAAACTATAAGAAGTTAAAAACTCAACCATGTCTGGTGACAACATATTTTTTACGTATTTGTATTTTTGTTTATTTAATGTATCCATGTTATTATCGCATGCCTATCACCATTAGTCACAGGTGTGACTGCGTGAGGAAAACAAAAATTGCTTGGAAAAACAACTGCCATACCTTTTTTCTTTTCTATTTTATATTTTTCATCAAAAAATAAAAAATCACCACCATTATAATTTTCATTTAAAATAAATGAAATACTTAAAACCCTGGGGTGAAAATCAAAATGATCTATATGCATTTTATACTCACCTTTATCGCTACCTTTGTAACAAAGATGCATATAGCCTGTATCCTCCAAACGTTGCGTTGAAAGCCATTTATGATTAGTAGCATATGTATTTAAAATCTTACCAACTTTTGTAAATATAATATTTTCAAATTTAGGATCTAAAAAGTTTTCATAAACTTTTCTATCGTTAGAAATTTCACCATCTTCAACTTCAGCTCGATTAAACTTTTTAGGATCGTACGTATTTATAATATTGTCACAAATAGTATCATCCAAAATATTTGGAAAACACTCAATAAAATTTTTTAAATTACTCATTTAAAATTTTTCTTAAACCAAAACATTTTTTTATATCTATCTACCCATTTAGTTTGAAGCATGTTTAAAGTTTTTTGATGTAATTTTTCATAAAAAAACCCAGACCATATTTTCCAACTTTCTCTTTTAAAAGGTATAACTTGAATCATAGGATCACCTTTTTTAATTATAAACTGCTCATCTTTTTTTCTTAATAAAAAAGGAAAATTAATTAAATTTATATAAGTATCTGTGTCAACAATTCCTGATATAATTTCAAACCTTTCTTCTATTCTATTCATTGGTTTTATAAATAAACAACTATAACCAGGAGGAGTTTTTATAAGCCATTTATTATGAAATTTACCTGCATTTGATCCAGCTATTTCCTGCCATTGTTTAGGCAACTGTGCCTTATCATGATAGCTAAAATCCTCATTGTTTTTGTTTGCAGGAGTAACAGAAAAATCATTTTCTACAGGATCTACTAGATAATCTTGATCAAAATACATAATATATCCTGCTGTTAATGCATCTAAAAAAGGCATGCATGTTTTTACTGTTGGAGAGTGTAAATTGTTTCCAAGAAATCGTGACGTTTTTTTATATTGGTCAGGCATACATCGAATTGCTGGCTGCGGATGAGGCCATATATCCACCATATCTTTGTTTGTAGCGCAGAAAGTAATTTTTTTATCAAACATTATTTATAAAATTAAAAGACATAGATCTTCTAATTTCTCCTTTTATTTTAGTTTTAAAAGGCATAACACAATGTTGGTGCCCAGCTTCAAACACATAAAAATGACCTACTTCTGGTTCCATCCAAGTGCAATACACTCCATCATGACCAATAAAACCTAATTGTCCGTCGTGAAATTTGTGTGGATCTTTTGCATCATTTATAAATTCTGGAACTTTTAAAAACAAAACAGTTGACCATCCAGATCTATCGTGATGCGTATGAGGAGGATTATATTCTCCTTCTTTCATGTCATTTACCCAACAACTTAAAATATGTAATTTTTTTTCTTCATCAAAAATTCCAAGTTTTTCTGAAGTATCAACGTAATCATTAATACATTCACCAATAGATTTTGCTATTTTTGTTTGTCCTAATAAACTTGTAAATTCTAATTCAGAGTCCAACCTTCCTGCTAATCTTGGACCAAAAGAATTAAGATCTTTTTTATGAGCTTCGTATTTTAAATTAAAATCATCAATTTCATCTAAAGGAATGTTATAACGTTTTACTATTCTTCCAAATAATGTTGTTTGTGCCTTCATCATTGTAGACTAACCCAATATTGAATACTAAATCTTTGTTCTAAAAAAGAAACGTCTTTGTTATCCTCTGTATATAAAGGTGAAATAGCATGTGGAATGTATGAAGGAAAAAGAACCATAAAATTATTTTTATTCTTTACCTCTATTATTTTATTTTCGTCCATAAAAAACATATCTCCTCCTTTTAAAAAGTTCCCTTTGTTAAGTATTAAATTAAAAGTAAATAAATTATTATTCATTTCATCCTTGTGCCAATTATAATAACCACCGTTATTATAACAAATTAAATGTATATCCCATTTTAACATTCTTTGTAAAAATTCAAAACATTCAGGAGCATTTTTTTCCATAAAAAAGAAAAGACCTTTATGTATAAACCATTGATTGAGTGATTCTATAAAAGAACTATTATCTTCTTGAGTTTTATTAGATAACCAAAAATCAAAACCACCACATTTACTACTAAAAAATTCACTATTTATATTATAATTAGTGTTCCAGTTGGGTACATTAAATTTACCTCTGTTGTTTAAAAAATCAGAATAAAGTTCCTCAACTTTGTTATTAGGTAAAAAATTATCACAGGCTATAATATTTTTTGAAAGTTTATAATAATTCATAGATTCCCAACTTTATATTTAAATGTCGCTATCATTCTTAATTCTGGACAAAGCCTGGACGGATCTCTAGCTAAATGAGGAATAGCGCCATCAAACAATACAGCTCTGCTAGGTCTTGGTAAAATAGAGTCTATTGTTTCTGTTTGCGAATAATAAAAAACAGTTTCTCCTGAAAAATTAACATTCCATTCTTTATTTAAATAAAACATTACAGTAAAAATTTCATTAAATGATTCTGCTCCGTCATCACAATGAAGATCATGAATAGTCCCATGAGTGTATCCACTTGCATAAGCCCTTTTTAATGTAACAAATTCTTTTAAATTATTTTGTTCTATGATTTCATCAGCTTTATTAAATAATATTTTATCCGTTTTATTACTTTTTTTTAATTCTATATTAAACTTTCTGTGATTATTATTCAGACCTGCCCCTGTAAAATTCCAAGCCCTAAGATCTCTGTAATGTGCGTACAATTTGTCTACAGTAAAATCATCAAAAACATTTTCAATTATTTTAAATAAAAATGTATTATCTAATTCATTAGCAACTAAAATAGGTATTATGTTTGGTTTTTTTTCTTTCCATAATTCATCTCTTGATGTGCTATTAAAATAATAAACAATAGACTCGGCTTCCTCCCCTATTAAATCTTTTATTGTTTTTCTCTCTACTTTAAAATCTACATCAAATATGTCATTGCCATAGATACTATGTAAAAGACCTGCATAGCATATATCATCAGAACAGTTTCCTTTTCTTAAAAAATTATAAACATTTATACAATGATTAAGAAAGGTTTTACCGCTATGAGGAATATTTTGTGCTCCTATGGAAAGGAGAAAATTAATACACTTATGATATTTCATTCTTTTTTCTGCCTCTTTCATAACATGATTTTCTTGTCAAGAAAACAATTATAAAAAGATTGCTTGATATATTCTGTACACATGTTTAAATTAGATCTCACCCAAAAATTACAAATCAAGGAGATATTATGGAAAATCAAGAAGTATTGAAGGCTATAGCTACCCTTGCTGATAAGGTGAGCAGATACCACGAACGTTTATTAGCAGTGGAAAGAGACAACGAAAGATTACAGAAAGAATTATTGGCACACAAAAATATACCACATATTCATACTATTGAGGGAAAATCACATAACTCTGATGCGCAAGTAATGGTAACGGGTTTAGATTCTGATGTAGAGTGTGAAGCTTGCAGTGCTTAATTTTTAAAGTTATAGCGACACTGTAAAACTCTTCTTTCTACGTCGGTAGTAACTGCACATACTTTGTGTTTTACTTTTTCTTTTATACATAAAAGAGTATTAGGCCAAGGGGTAGACACTAAAGGAAGACCCCTTCCTGTGTCAATAAGTGTTTCACCGCCCCAATTAGCATCCCAATTATCGTGAATGTAAAGTGAAAAATTTAAATTATATATACAATCGTCATGCCAATTAATTCCTGAGTTTTTTTCGTATTGATAATAACAAGCTACAAAATCATATTTTTTTTCTTTTAATGTTGGTATAGCAGGATGTTCCAATATCAATTTTTGTACTTTTGTAAATAAAGGATCTAATAATAATTTCTTTTGAGTATTTATTAAATTAACTATTTTAACATCTTCTATATTTCTTTTGTTAGTAATTCCATCTTTATCAATTACATAAGAATATAGACCAGGACTCCATGGTTCATCTGATTCACTAGATTTTTCAAGTTTTGAATATTTATAACTTCTAACTTGGTGAAGAATATCTTCAGGTAAAAAGTCTCTTATAATTAAAGCTTTATCGTCAATATTTAATAATTGCATTTATTCGGGAGTTTCACCCAACATATCCGCTAAAGAAGGAGCAAATACTTTTACATCTCTTCTAATTTTTTCAGCTGTTGTAGATGTTCCTGGATTATCAACATCCGCTTGAGCTGCAGCTTCTGACTCGTACTCTGCACCTGTATCTATATTTGTAATTGTGGTTTCTGTTTTTACTTTATAATGCGGAATTCTTCTTCCATCTTCAGTTGTAATGTGACCTAATAATTCAGCAGGTTCAACTATCGGCATCGTCTTTTCTCCAATTTATATTAAAACTAATAATAACTCTGTCATTATTAGAATTATTTGTTTGTACTTCATGTTGTAACCAAGATGGGAAAAAAATCAAGGAATTCTCAACAGGTTCCCATTGTACGCTATGAGCGAGGTGTATAGAGGCTTTTTCTGTTTTTGGGGGTGATAGTACCTCTGACTGTGGTTTAGGCTCTAGAAACACGATATTTCCACACTTTTTAGGAGCTTTTAAATAAAATACGCCTGATAAATAGTTATATGGGTGCGTATGTACGTTGTTTCGTGAACCTGGTGGGTTTATTATACCCCACATACCAGTCATTTCAGGATTATAATTATCTTTAATATCCATGTGATTAAAACAATCTTTTGCATATTTAAGAATATCATTAACCAAAGGTTTAAACTTTTTTATATTATATATTTCATCATCACTGTGCCAACCACCAATATTAGAACGTGGCATTCCTTTTTTATCTTTCTCTCTTAATTGATAAATACTATCGACCAAGTGATCGTGGCCCTTTAACTGTAAAGAAAATATTGGCGTGATAAATAAAGAATGAAGATTAATCAGAGTTGCCCTTTTGTGATCTCCATAAAACTAGCTATAACATGCACCTGATTTGCTGCGTTTGCTTGAACTTTCATAACATCACTTTCTTGTAAAACTAATGGTTGTTGTAATAATTCTGTCGTCGTGTTTGTAGCAATACTTTTAGCTTTAAATAATTCAAAAGTAGCTGAAGATCTAAGAACCTCTACGTCTAATAATGTTGTACTACCTGAGTCATTACAAACTAGAATAGATTTTACTAATGCTGTTGTAGGTGGAACTGGTGGTGTTGCACCAGGATTTGCTGTTGGCACCGTAATTAAAGTTGTTAAATCTGTCGTAGTGACATCTAACATTGCGCTTTTAAATACGTTAGCCAAGGAAATAAGCCTCCGCCTCTGATTCTTCTTTTAAGTCTTGTTGATAGTTTGTATTGAGTAAAAGAATAATTTGATCTAATAAATTTATCATTTGGTCAATCTGAGTAGCACTATACTCTGGTGTTGCGTTTGGTAATCTTGTTATTGTAATTCTAGCCATTATCTTCTTCCGTCTGGTCTAAGTTGAAGCTTAGTTGAACCAAGTCTCCAAGGTGTATCATTGACCGTGTTTGTTTGATATTTAATTTTAACTGCTCTTCCTCTTCCTCTTACATCAATTTTCTCTGTTGTACTAGAAATAGTTCCCGAAGTTGTAACTGTATCTGCAGATTGTGGATATTGTTCTAAAGTTAATGTGGCTGTTAAGGTATTAGCTAAATTATCAAAATCAGGCACTAATTTACTAACCGACATAAGCTCATCGCCGTCAGCAATTTCAACAGATCCCGATGTTAAAAAAGCATTAATAGCTGTACCATCTGCTTGGTTATTACCAGTTTCTTGTTCATAAATATATGAAGCACCAGCAGTTAATCCTAGTATAGTTGATACATTAGCAGTTAAACTAGCACTATATTCTGTAGCTATCGGTAATTCATATACATAAGCACCAAGCCACGTGGTTCTCCCAAGACTGACCGTGTACCATGTATTCTCTAAGTAATTATAAGCAACTCCTCTATCTATTTGTGTTGCGTTTGAAGAAGGATAATACCATATAATTTCATTAAACGCCGTGTTTAATCCAACAGCAATATCATTTTTATTTGTATAACTTAAATCATCAAATACATAATCTTGTACGGAACATGGCATTTTTTTAACAACACCATCGTATGTGTAGAACGCATCATCTGACATCCAAAATGCTCTACCATTTACTTCAATGGCAGCATGCGGTGCTATCAATCCACAGTTAGCACCAAGTTGTCTAAGACCAAAAGTAAAAGGTGTGCCAACAAATTGAATACCATGCATAGAAGTATCAGTCCAAACAAGTATTTGACCTGAAGATTTTACAGCTCCCATAATTCTTGAACCATCAGATATACGTAGAGAACCAGCTTCATTTGTTGATACTGGTGTATAATCTGTTGCATCTTCTCTGTCAGAAAATCTAAATAATAAATCATCTTGAGTAGAAGTATCACCGATTGTAGTTTCTGTTCCAAATATAAGTAAATGTCTTGTGTCAGTTGATACAATACTAAATCTTGATGCAGTAGGAGCGTTAGATAAAGCTATGGCTCTAACACCTGTTCCATTTGAAGTATCCCAAATAAAAGTTCCGCCATTTAAAACTGTTGCAATTAAATCTTCGCCAAAATTATCCAAAGACCATTGACGAGCTGATAAAACAACACCTGAAGAAGATCTAGCAGTTCCCCATGTGCTTAAACCCCATGTCTCTGTTCCCCATCCATATCCATACGTAGATGTAGCAGGTCCTGTATTTATTTGATATTTAGCATTACCCGATCCTCCACCACCTGATGTAGAGCCAGACGCCGTGCTTGTATGTGTAACAGTATATGTGTTTGCACTTGGCACTGTAATGACTTCAAATTCTTGATTCATATCTAAACCATCAATAGATGAAAAAGAATCAAAAGTTACAAAATCACCAACTATTGCTCCATGTGCCCCATCTGTAACAGTAACTGTAGTTGTGCCATTTGTTGTAAAAGGATTAGTTAAAGCCTGTGTTTCTCTAATAGGTGTAATGTCATAAACAGCACCTTCAGTGTAAAGGTATAATTTTCTATCTGTTCCTATTGCAAGATACCTTATTCCATCCAAACCAACCCAACTATGTGTATCACGGACCACGCCCACAAGAGTTTTGTTTGGATTAGGTAAGTAAGCCCATCCACCCCATCTTTCAGGTTTACCGTAGTGAAATCTGACAAAATCTGAATCAACATATTTACGTTGGTCTCCTGCTGAGTAAGCGGTGTCTTGTTTGTCAATGCCTGGTTGGAACTTTAAATCTACTAATTTCATGTCGAAGTATACTAAATTATTTATTGTTTTGTGGCAAGAATTGAGTGCCTACGTTGCCCTTGAATGAATAATTACCGTAATGGGTAATGCCACTTACTATGTCAGCATAAACTTTACCACCTATTTTCTGCCATAAACGACAAAAAGCATAATCTTCTGACAAATATCTATTTGTATCAGGATCTATCATGGTGTCAAAAAAAGCGTAATTCCAATGAGATGTATCATGATAATTAAAAGTTTTATCATGTGGAGCACCAATGTGTTGGTCTGGTGTAAACTTTAAATCAGGGTAAGCTAAAGCCATTTTTTTAAATACGTTTCTTTTTATTAACATAAAACCTGTGGCTCCGTCTAATACCTCTATAAATCCTTTTTTTACTTCAATTTTTTCAGGATTAACCACATTTAAATTATATTGTAGTGATGCTGCATGAAGTTCGTCTTCTGATATGTCTGGTTTCTCTTTTGCTTTTATTTTTGCTTTAGTCCAATCAATAGTTTTACGAGGATAAACACCAGTCACTACGTCTTCATCTAAATCTATCATTCTAATTACAGTGTTTGGATCAAAAGATATGTCAGCATCTATAAACAAAAGATGAGTATATTGCTCGTCATCCATAAACAATTGCACTAATGTATTTCTAGCTCTTGTAATCAAAGACTCATTACCAATTGTTCCAAACTGTAATTCAACTTTATTTGCAGCTGCGACTGCGGTGAGTTGCATGCAACTTTTAAAATAATCTGCTGTTATCATTCCACCATAACAAGGAGTTCCTATAAATATTTTACTCATAACTTTTTTTTATTGCGCCTACTAATATTTTTTTGTTTATACTTTCTTTTCCGCTGTGATCTAGCCTAGAATCAAATATTACTAATAATCCTTTTTTTGGAGTTATTGCTGTGTGAGAAAAAACAGTATCTCCAACAGCATCATTTAAATATAATATAAAACTGTATTCTTCAGATTTAAAATGATTGTGAATTGCTTGAAAACCTCCATCAAAATATTCAATATAATGAACATGAAATATATCTTGATATAAACATTGATTATCTAACATTTCTTTTATTAAGTTGTTATCAAATATATTTAAAATATTAGGACTTTGAAATCCTTTTTCAGTATTAGTATCATGAGAAACATCTTCAAAATTAAATTTATATTTATTTACCGTTTCTACAATCTTATCTACAATTTCACTTTTAATTGTTGTTTTATAAAATAACATTTTTTACCATTTTGTTTCATGTTCTTTATAAAATATATTTAATGTAAATCTATTAGAGCTATCCCCAAAAGATTGTAAGTCTGAGTGCGGTATTTTCATGCCATTAAAAAACAAAGCTCTGTTTTCTACAAAACCGATGTGTGAGGATAATTGATTATTATGCATAAAACCTGTACCATTGTTAAGTAAAGGTTCTCCTTTTACAAACAAAAGAAAATTTGCCACATTTCCTTTATCATCATCAGTATGAAACAAAGGTTCATCTTTATTTTCTCTTAAATGTGCACTCACGGATATTGGTTCAAGATTTCTATGTGGAAAAAAATATTGTTTAATTAATTGTAATAATGGATCATCGTGAAAACTTTTAGGAAAGGTGTGTCTATGACCATAAAGTTTACCTTCTGGGTTTTTTACTCCACTATAATTTATTTTTTGAAATGTTTCTTGAAGTGACTTTAACGTAGCCTCTTCTAAAAAATCATCAACATACATTACAAATTTTGTATTTTTACTATGGCGCATAAATATTAAAAGCTAAGGAAATTCGTTTTTTATCTGAGTCAATAACTCTATGAAAAACATTACCTTCAAAAAATAATAAATCTCCCTTTTTAGGAGTAATTAATGTTTTACTATTACTGGGAAAAGTAGCAAATTCTATGTCTGAGTTTTGTTCGGATATATATAAAACTCCTGAAGCAAAAGCAGGGCTGTGTTCATGAAATTCTTGATACCCCCATTTATCAATTATGTTTATCCAAGATTCGTTTATTAAAAACGGAATGCTTCTTTTGTGAACTGCCTCAAAATAAATGGTTAATTGTTCATGTATAGCCTCTCTAACATTTTTAAACTCAATAACATCATGTAATATATTATGACATAAACTATGAGATGTTGCAGAATTACAATTCCATTTTCTATTTTTAAATTTGTCCCCATGTTCTTTTACATATTGATTAATTATATTTAATAATTCAATGTTAACACTTGTCTTTATAACACTTAATTTTTTAAGAATTATTTCTTGCATAACTTACCGTTAAATATTCTATTTTTTTTATCCATCCTTTTGGTATAGAGATAGCGCCACCACCTGATACTTCATCCTTGTCTTTACTGTAGGATCTCATAATGATTATCTTTTCTGGACCATTATGAACCATCCATCCCACTTCTTGGCACACGGCCAACGGAGCATCCATAACTTCTTTAATATCAAGCCAACCTGTCTCTGTATCACGAGCATCTAACCACGTCACACGGACCATTGGAACTTTATTAATATCAATCATTAATAGGTTCTTTTTTCTTTAAATGTAAATTAAAAGACACCGATCTTCTCTCTTCGTTTTGTGTTCTAAACGGATAGACACCATGTGATAACCAAGAAGGAAAAAGATAAATCGCTCCAACTTCAGGAGTTGCTTGATGTTTGTGTCCACTAAAAGTAGCAGCTTGACCACAATGCCAGACTATATCTCCTACACAAGGATAATGATCTTCTCTTGCATATTCTTCTTTTAAACTAGGAGGTACACGTAAATAAATTACACCTGATAATTCTCCTTGGTGTATATGAACAGGATTAAAGTCTCCCGACCATTGGCTCACGGCCCACATGGATTCAATAACCATTGAACCTACAAACGCAGGTGATATGGTATCCATGGCTGGAGGTATAGATATATATTGTTTAACAATTTGACCTATGGCATCTACTAAAGGTTTAAATTCTTTACCACCTAAATCTTCAGTGGGATAACGAACTTCTTGTTTAACATTACCTGCTAAATTCATTGAATGATCATATTCTCTTGATAATTTTTCATCGTCAAACAACTCTGTTGCTCTATCATCAAGTATTTTAATTAACTGATCTGGTAGTTTTCCCTGTAATATTGTAGGACCAAAAGGTCTAATTGCGTGAAAATCTACTTTAGTTGACATGCTATTCCTTTCTATTCATAAATATCTATTGTCATATAGCAATATTTTCCCTATAAATATATAATTAAATAGGCTTATTTATCCAAGGGCAGCCTCCTTGCGTTTTTCAATCACATAAATTGCAATTTATTAGGAGATTATGCTAACAGGATTAAAAGGAATATTACAAAAAGCAGCCAGTATTGCAGCACCTATTATTGGTGGTTCAATGTTTGGAGCACCTGGAGCAATGTTTGGTTCAGGTATCGTGTCATTATTATCAGGTGATAAAACTAAAGACGCTTTACTTAAAGCAGCTGCCTCTGGCGTCCTTGGATATAGAGGCCAAGGAGGCACAGGAACAAGTGTCATTGATAGACTTAACCCAAAAGAATTTATTGCTGGTGGTGGTAACACCATGGCAAATATAGGTAGTACAATTGCAGATAGAACAAAATCAGGTGGAAATCTCTTAATGGACCTTGGATCAAAAGTTTTTGAACAAAGAGGAACAAAAACAGATCCAAAACCTTCTTTTGGTATGCAAGCATTAGCAACAGGCCTACCAGCATACTTATCTTATTTAGCAGCGAAAGAAGATGCTAAAAAACCAGGACCTGCAGATCCAAGTGAATATATGAGTGCTGTGGATAAATTCTATGGTGGACAATTTGAAAGACCACCAGAAGAATTACGTATTGGTAATTTAGATCCTACCTATGCAGCAGAAGGTGGTATGATGGGTAGAGAACCGATAAATGGTTTAAAATCTATAGAACAACCTGTTCAATATTCAGCAATGACAGGACAAGGTGTCATGGGTTTAGCAAAAGGCGGAGCAATAGATGTTAAAGAATTAGAATTATTAATGGAAGATGGCAACATGTCTTACGAAGAAGCCATGGATTATTTAAAAAGTATACAAGGTAAAGCTAAAGGTGGAGATGTATTTCCAAGAAAAACAGGCCAGATAAGTGGACCTGGTACAAAGACAAGCGATGATATACCTGCAATGTTAAGTGACGGCGAGTTTGTACAACGAACAGACGCAGTTAACGGTGCAGGCGTTATGATGGGAGCAACAAACGCAGAAGAAGCAAGAAAAAAAGGTGCAGACTTTATGTATGCACTACAAGATAAACTTTCTAAAATAGGTCAAAGAGTAGCTTAATGGTAGCACAAACAGCAACACAGATACAAAGAGAAGCTCCTTTCATGGAGGATTACAGAAGGAGACTTCTGGATTCTATATTTGCACCACAAGAATTTTATAAAGAAGGTGATACACTTCCTCAAGGTGCAAAGATTGGTGATCCTATTCCAGGAACAGGAGGATTAGCTAGTCGGCGTATACCACAAGAACAAAGAGGCATAGCTAGTTTTGCACCAACAGAATCAGCAGCATTTACATCTGCAGCTCAACAAATGGGTTTTGATCCTGTAACAGGACAACAAACTGGTGTTGCATCTTTTGAACCATTTATACAACAAGCACAAGCTGGTCTTACATCAGCTATGGGAACAACTGCTTTAGGGATACCTTCTCTACAATCAGCACAACAACAGTTTGATCCAACACAAGCAAATACGCAAGACTTTATGAATCAGTATCAAGCAAACGTTACGCAAGAAGCATTAAAACAATTAGATGAACAAGCAGCAAAAGCACAAAGTAATTTAGCAACACAAGCACAAAAAGCAGGTGCTTTTGGTGGTGCAAGGTTTGGTGTACAAGAAGCAGAACTTGCAAAAAATTTACAAGACATAAAATCAAAACGTGTTTTTGAAGATTTATCAAAGAACTTTATGCAGGCTCAACAAGCAGCAATTGGCACAAGTGAACAAGCAAGAGCAAGAGAACTACAAGCAGCTCCTGTATATGGTCAGCTTGGTCAAACAGCAGGAACACAAGCACTTGGTTTTGGTAATCTTGGTGCACAACAATTTGGTCTAGGACAGCAAGGTATTCAATCATTACTTGGCGCGGGTCAAACTGAAAGAACAAGAGCACAAGCAATTGCAGACGAACAATTTAGATTTGATACTGCACAGGGTCTTGAGCCAAGACAACGAGTACAGTTTGCTTCTGATATACTTGCAGGACAACCATCTATACAACAGTCTATCAGTCAACAGCCAATACCATATACTAATCCATTAGCAGCGGCAGTCGGAGGAGGTCTAGCAGGTCTTGGCGGCTTGGGCGCAATGTATAGTTCGTAGGTCACATGTCAGATTCAATTTTTAACAGACCAATGTTCGCAGCAGGACAGTACGCTGATCCTACCAAACCTAAAAAAGGTAGTCCTACATCAACTGTTAGTTTTGGTTTTGATGATATTTACAAATCAGATTTAATGCCTTTTGATGCAGAAGGTGTTGCTAGTTTAATGCAAACATATGCACAACCCGAAGCTACAAGAGCAGCCTATGAAGAGTTTGCAGGAACCCCAAAAACAGCAGAAGAGTTTGCAAGTGAGTATGATGCTTTATATCCTGGCTCAGAAACAACAGAAGAAAGTTTTGGATTTGAAAGTAATTTAGCTCTAGCGAGATTAGGTTTAGGTTTAATGCAACCAACACCTGGTGGAGCCATAGCTCCAGCAATCGCAAGCGCAGGAGAAAACTTTTTAGCAGATTTAGCAAATATTAATGAAAGAAAAAGACAAGCAAAAGCAGCAAACAGAGAAGAAGAACGAGAAGAGGAAAGAGCAAAAAGAGAATATGTATTAAGTGCTTTACAGGAACAACGTGACATGCGCGATGCAAATGAGTTTGATTTATTTATGAAAGTTTTACAATTTAACATGGATAGTGATCAAGGTAATGTTGCTTTTAAAAGAGAACTAGCAAAACAAAATTTTGCTTATAAATATGATGTTGATCTTATGGCAATGGAAAACAATGCTAAATTATTACAAGAACAGTTTAAAAAAACACCAAAAGTATTTGCTATTAAACCAGAGGGTTTAGATCAAACAGTAAAATATGTGACTGGATATTTAGGTATTGATCCAAAAGATGGTGTAGAAAAACCTTTTATTCCAAAACAAGTAGGAAATGAAATTATTTATGAACCAGCACCATTAGACGCTGTTATTGCAAACTTTAGTTTAAATGATGATGCTTCATTAAAACAAGATACAAAAGCACAGATAGCTCAAGCGGAAAAAATAAACACAGGTAATCAAGCGTTATCTTTTATTAGTGACATTAAATTATCTATTGCACAAAACAGAGGAAGAGTTGGTGCACCAGGTGCTATTAAAAAAGTATTACAAAACGTTAAAGGTACTATTCTTGACGTTGCAGATACATTTGTTCAAGCTGGTGTTATTGATCAAGATTCATATGAAGCAGCAAAAAATAAAATTGAATCAAGTGTCTTTAATGATTTAGCAGGATCTTATCAAGATGCTTATCCTGGTAGAAATGCTACTGATTTTTATGCAGATTTAGAATCCGATGAACATAAAATTTATCAAGAGTTTTTTGTTAAACCACGTAAAAATTATGACCCTGCACTTGCTGCCAACGAAATTAAATTAAATGCAATTTACTACGCTGTAGCTAGAGCAAGAAAACCAACTGGTCGTTTAAATGTTGATGATGTCAACAACGCAAAAGCATCTTTACAATTATATAACTTAGATACATCTTCAGATACTGTTATCACTTCATTACAAGCTGTTGAAAACGAGTTACAAGGGTTTGTTAATGCACAAAGACAAATATATTCAAAAGCAGGATATAATGAAGAGTTTTTGTATAACTATAATCCATCAAGATTTAGCACAGAACCAGAATTACAAAATCAAAATGAAAATGATTCTTTAGACGGAAGTGTTGAATTTGTTGATCCATATAAAGACTTGGAGATAGAATGATAGGAAAAGATCCAAAACCAGTACCTGAAGGATATATGAATGTAGAGCTTCCTCCACAGCAAACAGGTTTACGTGAACCACGTTATGTGGTTATGAAAAAAGAAGTATTGGAAAGATCAATTGATCCTGAAACAGGACAAGATAGAGCTATTCCCAAAGTAAAAGGTGCTCCTTTTGATAGAAAAACTTTCTATCCTGTATTTCAACCAAGAACAGAAACAGAGCAAAATAATATTATTAAGTTGATTAATAAAGAGAGACAAAAAGAAAATAAAAATCCTATTACGCCAAACCAGTTTAACTATATTACAAATCAAATGGTTAATGCTTTACAAGCACAAGAAGCTGTAGCAGAGGAGATGAAAAGAAGAGAAGATCCTTACAACTATTATGTAAAGAAATTTAAAGACGAATACGATCCTAAAAAACATAGACAAGCAATTGATAATACAGCAAGTATTTTTCAAATATTTAGAGATCCAAAAAAGTTTGCACAAAATAAATATACAGCATTAAATCAAATGGTAAGAAATGTTGTGCCTGGATCAAGAAATGATTTTATTATGGCAGGTGATATAGCAGGTTCTCTTATAGGTTTTAAAGGCGGACCAAAACCTGGAGCCGCTAAAGTACCAAAGAGTGTTGCTGATGAAGTATTAGAAGGATCTATATTTAAAACAACAGCTGGTGCAACTTTAGGTGGCACAGCAGCTAGTCTTGTGTATGATTTAACAAACTCTGCAATACGTAAAACAATGGGAATACCAGATCCTCAAGATGCACCGAACGCGGCCCTCGAAGCATTAACACACGGTAGAAATACTTTATACTTTACAGGTGGAGCTGCGGGTTTAATGGGTGTTGCTTCTACACTAAGACCAGTGTTAGGAAAAGCATTGTTCGGTTTAGACGGACCAAAAAGAACATTTGCAAATATTGCAGAATTTTATGGTGCCCCAATTGGTATATCACAATTATCAAGAGGAGCAGGAGGAACTTTATCTGGTGTTGCAGGATCTTTCTTTCAAGTTATTGGTAAATTACCTTTATTAGGAGGAGGATTTCAAAAAAGAAATACACTTGCTTCTATACAACTAACAAAAGGTATGAAGGACGCTTTAGGAGATCTTGGAAGAGGTCAAAGTGATGATCCTTTAATTGACTACATAAGCAACAGTTATAAATCATTACCAAGAGCGGTTAGAAAACAAATGGATACAGATGCAAGAAATGCTGGATTTAGAAGTTACAAAGATATGATGTCAGCAGAACTAAGAGTAAATGAATTAGCACCAATACAACACATGTCAGAAGTGGGTGCATTTATGTTTGAAGAAGCGGGTAAGAGATACAGACAATTCTCTTACATTAATGATTTATTGTATACTGATTTTGAAAACAAAGCTAAAAAAATATCAAAAGCTTTCATACCAACATCACAAACAAAAGGTATGGCGCAAATGATCAGAGATGACATTGCAGACATGAAAATAAAATTACAAAACTATAACGAATTTAAACCTGAATTAGATAGAATTGAAAAATTTGTAACAGAAACACTTGCGGAGTTACCTGACTATGTAAAGCCAAAGGATATACGAACATTACAACGTGAGATAAATAGATTATATCAAGAAGCGGAAAGTAAAATAGGTGCTGGTGCAAGCAAACAAGGTATTATGGGCGGTAGTTTATTAGCAAGAGCTAGAAAAGCATTAACACAAGATTTAAATGATTATGCAAACTGGGCACCAGGATTAAATGCGGAAGAAAAAGTATTAGCAGAATCAGCAAAAAAATCTTTGTACAGAGCTAATGAAGTATTTTCAAAGATGAGTCCTTTATATAAAAGCCCTGCAGCAAAACAATTTAATTTAGTAGACCAAAATTTATTTACGTCAGGACCAGATTTACCTGGTTATTTTTACTCAGATGAAATTGGTAAAATGTTATTTAGAGATGGATTGTCACCACAACGTGTAAGAGACTACCAGGCACTTGTTGGTCAAAACGCTTTTATGACTGGTGTTAGATCATGGATTAATAATGGATTTAAAGCAGCGTTAGATGACTCACCTGAAATAGCACTTCGTGTAACAGATCCTACAGGAAAAGCATCTAGTATTACAATTCGTGAAAGAATATTAGATCCTGATAAATTAAAACAAAACATTAACTTTGACGATGCAGGCTTTGAGGAAATGATGAATCTTGCTGGATACAATGGTAAAGCATTTAAAGAAAACATTAAAGGATTGGTTGAACTTCAATCAATGGTAAAACAAGCTGGAATAGGCACCTCCACTTCACAAATTGTTGCAAGACGTTTATCATTAGGCGGTGTGCGATCTGCTGCAAGTACCTTTGCTATTTTTGGATCAGGTGCTGGTGCAAGTTTAGCAGCCTCTGAAGGACAATTAATTCCAGGTGGTGTGGCTGGTTCAATTATGCTTGGTTTATTAACTAGAAGAACATCAAACTTTTTATCTGAACCAGGTGCATTAAAAGCTTACACAAAAATTGTAGATCCTAAAACATCTGATGTTGTAAAGAGAGCAGCACTTGTTAATTTCTTACGAGGTTATTTTAGACAACCTACTATCAGAGAAGAGTTACCAAAAGAATTCAATACACCTGATAAGGTAGCAAAAAATCCAAGTGGTTTCTTAGATTACTTGTATGACAGTGAGTATCTTGCTGTCACTGACAGTGTTAATGATGGCTTCTTACGTGATTATATGGACGAAAGATATGGAGATAATTTAGATCTTAACATACAAGATTTAAAAAATATTGAGACAGAAGAAAAAGCTTTAGAGGATATTGAAACGGGAAAAGCTAATTTTATTGAAAGTGAAACAGAAATAGCAATGCCTGATATTCCTAGCATGGGTGGTGAGTCTATGTTTGATACAAATGCAGCGATTTCAGGACCTGGTTTAAACAGTCAATTAAATCAACAGCAAAGAGCAGCTTTAGCTGAAGGTAATATTGATGCAGCGATGGCGTTGAAAGGACAAGTATAATGGCTATAAATTGGGGTAATATCGTAGGTAATATACAAGACACTTCAGGTAATGTAGCTAGTGGAAATCAAATGGGTCCAGGTGGACCAGGTGCGAATACTTACAATCCTAATCAAAGCGCTCAAAATCAATTAGCCGCAATAGTTGCAAATCAACAAAATCTTCAAAATCAAGCTGGCACACCAGCATACGCAAAAAAAGGACATAAATTTGAAAAATTTATGCAAGTCCCTCAAGGTGGACAAATGACTCAAGCACAACAAGCAATCGCTGATTTTTATGGGCCATCTACGCCAAATGCGTATCAACAAGCAATAAATAATTTTATACAATCAAACCCAGCTAATATGCAGGTTTACAAAGACTCGGGTTTAAAAGGAGCTGGTCTAAATGCATTTATGACAACCGTTCCTGAAGCTATTGCATCAAAATCACCTATTATGAAAGGCATAGCAAGTGTTGCAAATGTTTTTAATAATTTAAGTAACGCTTACATAACAGGAAAAAAGAAAGCTGCAGCAGGAATAGACAAGGCCATGAGCACGACAGAAAGTGCACTTAATCAAGGAGTGGATATTTTTAAAGACGCTATTGCTGAAAAACCAAAACAAAAAGGTTCAACATTTAAAGCACAAAGCACACCAGGTGCTAGCCCTTTAGGTGGAATCCCATCGTTATTAAATACATCAACTGACACTGCTGGCGCGGAAAGATTATTTAAATTACCACCTGGATCTGGATTTAGTTTTAAAGGACAAGATGGCTTTGGAAATTATCTAGTTAATGATCCAAGAATAAGAAGTGTTGCTGGACCCATGACTGCAATGAATTTAAATCAAGGAGGCCTTGCGTCACTAAACAATCCAGAATATCAACGATTGATGAGCGCAAGTAACTTTGGGTTTTAACAGTGATTGATAAACCTTTATATCAAAATCCTTTAGGGGGTGGTCTTAGTTTTCGTCAAGAAGGTGACATGGGAAGATATGTTGCTGATAATGATCCTGGAGGAATTGCAGCGGGTTTTTCTAACCTTGAAGACTATTTAGCTGCAGGTAATCAATTGCCACAACTTCCAACTGGCGAGCCACTTAAAGGAGTAAGTCCCCTTACAGAAAGAATTGTAACTCAAGAAGATGGGATACCTTTTTATAATATGTTTAATGTAACACCTCCTAGTGTACCCGTATCTGAACAAACACCTATGTCAGGTTTACCTCAACCAACAGAAGGAGTTAGTCAAGATGTTTTTGGAAATCCAAATTATTTAGACGGCACTAGAAGTGTTCAACCCATTGTTTCGGGACCAGAAACATTTGAAATTGCTACACAACAAGCACCTATGAATTCTTACAACAGAGTTGGACAACAGCTCACGGGCCCTGGCTTTAATCAATCTAATAATATTCTTGAAACACTACAAAACATAGAAAAAGGTATAGCAAGTTTAGGACAGGGAAACATGAAT